GCAGATGTTAGAGTTAGCACCTATTACCAGAGAACAATCTAAGGAGAAAAATGCCAACGACAGTTATTACCGGTCGAGATATTACCTTCACTATTGGCGGTAATAATTTCGATGCACAAGCAACAACCGCAACACTTACTGGTGAAATGGATCGCCAGACATATCAGACACTAGACGGAAAAGTCTTTAAGGTAACTGATAACAATTTCACATTTGATGTTGAAATGTTAGCCGATTGGGGCGCAACTGGATCTCTATGTGAGATTCTATGGGGCGTTGCCGAGTCAGCACCAGATACAGCAATCAGCACAGTTTTTACAGCTACTTCAGGCGCGGTCTTTACTTTCCAAGTATTGCCAATGTGGCCTTCAGCTGGTGGAACTGCACCAGATGCACAGACTGTATCTTTATCATTCCAAGTTATCGGAGTGCCAGCAGAAACCTTTTAATCAATAAACAAACGGGAGCAAACAATGAAGTTACCAATTACAATTGAATATAACTCAGGTGAGCAAGCAACTTATATTGCCCAACCACCTGAGTGGGCTAAATGGGAAAAGCAAACTGGTCATACCATAAGCCAAGCAAAAGAAAAACTTGGTATGTGGGATCTAATGTTTTTAGCATACAACGCACACAAGCGCGAAGCTGCTGGAAAGCCAGTTAAACCATTTGATGCTTGGATGGAAACAGTCGGCGATGTAATAGTCGGTGATGCAAACCCAAAAGTCATCCAGCAGGAAGCCTAAACAGATTATTGGTTGAGTTGGCACTAGCCACACAAATTCCAATGAGCGAATGGGTTGATTCAGACGACATTTTAACAGCTATCGAAGTATTGGAGCAGAGGTATGGCAAGTGAAACAATCGCCTACAATAAAAAAGACCTGCGCGATATTTACAAAGCTTTCAAACTTATGGATGACCAAGCTACTGACGAAGCACGCCGTCAATCTGCTGCTCTGGCGTATTTTGCATCTGAAGAAATTAAACAAGCAGCTGGACAAAGAACAAAGGCTGGCAAAGTTGCGCAGAGAGTCGCGGATGGCGTTAGCATCTCTAAATCAAGCAAAATCGGTGAATTCAGTTATGGATTCGCAAGACAGAAATTTTCAGGTGGTGCTACTACGCAAACCTTATGGGGTGGTATTGAGTTTGGTTCAAATAAATTCAAACAGTTCCCTGCATATTCTGGGCGGTCAGGTCGTGGATCTCGCGGATGGTTCATTTATCCAACCCTTCGCAGAATTCAGCCTGAATTGATTAATAAGTGGGAAGAAAGTTTCAATCGCATTATTAAGGAATGGATCTAATGGCAACCGGTAATAGAACCTTAAAGTTATCAATCCTCGCCGATGTTGATGATCTAAAAAAGAAGTTAGGTGAAGCCGACAAGGCTGTTGAAACTAACTCAAGTCGAATTGCAGATTTTGGAAAGAAGGCTGCTGCTGCATTTGCCGTAGCTGCTGCCGCTGCCGTTGCCTATGGCACTAAATTAGCCGTTGATGGGGTCAAGGCTGCAATAGAGGATGAGCAAGCACAGTTAAGGTTAGCCAACGCGTTAAGACAAGCCACAGGGGCTACTGATGCCCAAATAGCGGCAACTGAGGACATGATCCTTCAGACTAGCCTTGCAACTGGCGTTGCCGATGACCAATTAAGACCGGCATTACAGAGATTAGCAGTATCTACAAAATCAACTGAGGAAGCCCAAAAATTATTAACCCTTGCTTTAGATATTAGCAAAGCATCAGGTAAAGATTTAGAAACTGTCACAAATGCTTTAGGTAGAGCACAGGATGGAAATGTTACTTCACTTGGTCGATTAGGTCTTGGCTTATCAAAGGCTGAATTATCAACTCTTACATTTACTGAGGTTCAACAGAAACTTGCTGATCTTTATGGTGGCGCAGCAGCTACAAATGCTGAAACCTTTCAAGGCAAGATCGATCGCTTAAAAGTAGGATTTGATGAAGCTAAAGAATCACTTGGCACAGCCTTACTTCCTGAAATTGAAAAATTTATTGGATATTTGAATGAAACAGGTATTCCAACGCTTAATGGATTTATTGCTGGATTAACTGGAGATAAAGGACTAAGTGCATCATTAACTGAAACTCAAAAAGGTGCGGAAACTTTTGGCAAAACAATTGCAGGAGTTATTGGTATAGTTCAAGGATTTATAACATTCTTGCGTGAGGCAATTGGCTTGGTAGTATCTTTAGCCAATGAATTAATTAGAGTTGTAAATATCATTCCTGGTGTTAATGTGGGTTCAATTCCTAACCCAGCCCCTTCAGCCGGTAGATCATCATTACCAAGCGTACCAACTCCAAGCGGATCAACTTTTGGCGGTCGTGGCATGGGTCAAATCAATAACATTACAGTAAATGCAATTGATGGCGAAGGTGCTGCAAGGGCTGTTGCAAGAACCTTAAATAGTCAAGCAGCTAGAAGCACGACTGCTCTTAGGGATAGATAATGTCAGCGTTTACTCCTGACTGGAAGTTAATTGTCAGCGGTGTTGATTATACTGACATAGCAATATCAGATGTTCAGCATACTGCTGGGCGAACAGACATTTATCAGCAGCCACTCCCTTCATATTGTCAAATAACTTTTATTGCTTTATCAGGTCAAACTTTACCTTTTGACATAAATGATAGTTTTGATTTGCAGGTAAAAGACTCAACCGGATCTTATGTAAGTTTGTTTGGTGGAGATATAACAGATGTAACTGTTGAGGTAGGTGCTACTGGAGGAACAGCGACAGTTATTCAATACACAATTTTAGCTATGGGATCTTTAACAAGACTTACCAAAGAAATTTGGGATGACAACATTTCTCAAGATGAAGATGGCAACCAAATTTATACAATTCTTTCTAGCGTATTGCTTGGAACTTGGAATGATGTGCCAGCAGCTTCAACATGGGCAACTTATGACGCAACTGAAACTTGGGAGGATGCAGTCAATTTAGGACTTGGCGAAATAGATCAGCCGGGTCTTTATACCATGACTGCACAATCTAATGTAACTGACACTATTTACAATGTAATCTCAGATATTGCTAATTCAGCATTTGGATATATTTATGAGGACAATCAAGGCAACATCGGTTATGCAGATGCAGACCATAGGCAGAATTATCTGTTAACTAATGGTTATGTTGAGTTAGATGCTCGCCATGCTTTAGGTCAAGGCTTATCTACAATTATGCGTTCAGCAGATGTTCGAAATGATATTTTTATTAATTATGGCAATAATTACAATTCACAAGTAACCGCTATCGATGCAGCTTCAATTGCCCTATATGGCTATAAGTCTGAAAGCATTAATTCTAGGGTTCAAGGTGCTGTCGATGCTCAGGCTATTGCCGACCGATACATAGATCAAAGAGCTTATCCAATCCCAGCATTCCAATCGATCACATTTCCAATCACTAACCCTGAAATAAATAACGCAGATCGGGATGATCTACTAGCTGTATTTATGGGAATGCCAGTTCATATTCAAAACCTACCAACCCAAATATCCGGTGGAGATTTTGAAGGTTATGTTGAGGGCTGGTCATGGAGCACTCGGTTCAACGAACTGTTTCTGACAATCAATGTTTCCCCAGTTGCATTTAGCCAAGTGGCGATGCGTTGGAATACAACCCCAGCCACAGAAGCTTGGAACACTTTAAGCCCAACTTTAACTTGGGAATACGCTACAATAATCTCATAGGAATAGGATAAAATGGCAACCACTACCAATTATAGCTGGACTACCCCAGACGATACCGCGCTGGTCAAAGATGGCGCACTTGCAATTCGCACACTTGGTTCATCTGTTGATACAACTGTTAAAAATTTAAATCCTGAAACTACGACTGGAGCAATTTCCTATCGTGGAGCAACCGCTAATCAAAAAACTGCATTACCAATTGGAACTGCTGGTCAAGTATTAACAGTCAATTCTGGTGCGACTGCTCCTGAATGGCAGACTATTTCAGCAGGCGGTCAAACTCTTATTAGCACCACTACATTATCTGCTGCCACTTCAATTTCACTGACTTCAATTCCAACCACTTATAAACATTTACGCATTTTGTTTATCGATTGTTTTCAAAGTGCAAGCGATGTTTATTGGACTGCAAGATTAAATAATGATTCAGGAACAATTTATTATTACAATACAAGTTCTATTAAAACTAATAATACAGCAGTAGGCAACGCACAAGATGTTGCAACAAGTATTGGCACAAGCAAGTATTTTGCTCCAATCCCAACAACTTTCACTGCAGCTGATAACGGTGGAACTAATGGTTATTTTGATGTTTATAATTACGCATCAACAACATTAAAAAGAAGTTTTGCTTATACTTTTGCAGGTTACTCTATTGCCGACAATGTTTATGCAAATGGATATGCTCAAGGACACTATCACACAACAGGAACAGCAATTACTCGAATTGATTTTATAAGATCAAGCACTCAAACAATTACAGGCACATTACAGTTATGGGGTATTTCATAATGACAACTAAAATGGTCGAAGTAAATTGCACAACCAATGA